AGGGAATGGTGGAAAATCTGGGATAGAGAAGACCCACCGCAGTGTGATTTTGTGATTATGAGTCTGGATGCGGCGCAGGAGACCAATAATAGGTCTGACTATAACGCGCTTACGACTTGGGGGGTCTTCTATAACGAGGAGACCAACAATCACGCTATTATTTTGCTCAATTCCATCAAAAAACGGATGGAGTATCCCGATCTGAAGAAGATGGTGCTCGAAGAGTACAAAGAATGGGAGCCTGACGCGTTCATGGTGGAGAAGAAGTCCAACGGCTCTCCGCTGTATCAGGAATTTAGGCGAATGGGATTGCCGTGTCAGGAGTTTACTCCGGGCAAAGGGCAGGATAAGATAGCAAGGGTAAATGCCGTAAGCGACCTGTTTGCATCAGGAATTGTTTACGCCCCTGATCGCAGGTGGGCCAGAGAAGTTATTGAAGAGTGCAATGACTTCCCTAGTGGCGCTAATGATGACTTGGTGGACTCCACTACCCTTGCGCTGTTAAGATTCCGGCAGGGTGGTTTCTTGCGTTTGCCGTCAGACGAGCCAGACGAAGTATTTAGCTTCTTCAAATCACGCAAACGCGCCGCTTACTACTAAGGATTTAGCATGGCTATCGACAAGGCGTTGTATCAAGCTCCCCAAGGAATAGGACAATTGACGGGGGACGAAGAGCCTATCGAGATTCAGATTGAAGATCCTGAGTCAGTAAGCATCAGAGTTGGTGATACTGAAATCGTGATGGAGCCAGAAGTAGACGAGGATGAGTTCAGCAAGAATCTTGCTGAAGATATGGAAGAAGGCGAGTTGCAGTTACTCGCCGGAGATCTGATTAGCGACTACGACACAGATATTTCAAGCCGTAAAGATTGGATTCAGACCTATGTAGATGGTCTTGAATTACTAGGTTTGAAGATTGAAGAGCGCATGGAGCCTTGGCCCGGAGCTTGTGGTGTGTATCACCCACTACTTGCAGAATCCGTTGTTAAGTTCCAAGCTGAAACCATGATGGAGACATTCCCGGCAGCAGGACCGGTGAAAACTCAGATCATTGGTAAAGAAACTCCAGAGAAAAAGAAAGCCGCTGAGCGTGTTCGTGATGACATGAACTATCAGCTAACGGACGTTATGAAAGAGTATCGTCCAGAACATGAACGGATGTTGTGGGGTCTAGGACTAGCTGGCAACGCGTTCAAGAAAGTATATTTTGATCCAGCTTTGGGCCGACAGGTCTCAATGTATGTCCCGGCTGAAGACGTAGTTGTCCCGTATGGTGCGTCAAGCCTAGAGTCTGCGGAGCGCGTCACCCATGTAATGCGTAAGGCGGCAAACGATATACGCAAACTTCAGCACGATGGGTTCTACCGTGATGTTGATCTTGGTGAACCTACCCGGACGATGGACGAGGTAGAGAAAAAGATTGCTGAGAAGCTTGGGTTCCGTGCGACTGAAGATAACCGGTTCAAACTCTTGGAGATGCAGGTAGAGCTTGACCTGCCGGGGTATGAGCACAAAGACGGCAAAGAAAAAACCGGAATTGCTCTGCCGTACATCGTTACGATGGAGAAGAGCACTAGCACGATTCTAGCGATCCGAAGGAATTGGAATCCTGACGATGAAACATATCAGAAACGCGCTCACTTTGTTCACTACCCGTATATTCCGGGTTTTGGATTCTACGCCTTTGGACTTATACATCTTATTGGCGCTTATGCTAAGTCTGGCACTAGTATTATTCGTCAGCTTGTTGATGCCGGAACCCTTGCCAATCTACCGGGGGGATTTAAAACGCGTGGTCTCCGTACCAAAGGAGATGACACTCCTATATCACCCGGAGAGTTCCGCGACGTAGACGTCCCTAGCGGTACGATCAAAGATAACCTGATGACGCTCCCGTATAAGGAGCCAAGTCAGACTTTGATGGCGTTACTACAGCAGATCATTGAAGAAGGCCGCAGATTTGCTGGTTCTGCTCAGCTTGAGATCTCTGATATGTCTGCCCAAGCTCCAGTTGGGACGACACTTGCCATTCTAGAACGCACTCTAAAGATGATGAGTGCAGTTCAAGCGCGTATCCACTACGCGATGAAGCAGGAGTTTAAGCTCCTCAAAGACATCATCCGTGACTATACGCCCGAGGAGTATAGCTACGAGCCAGAAGAAGGTAGCCGTAAAGCCAAGCAGTCTGACTACGATATGGTGGAGGTTATCCCTGTATCTGATCCGAATGCGGCGACGATGGCTCAGAAGGTTGTTCAGTATCAGGCTGCTCTACAGCTTGCTCAGAATGCACCTCAGTTATACGACTTGCCATTGTTGCATCGGCAGATGTTAGAGGTCTTGGGGATCAAGAATTACCAGAAATTGGTTCCAATCGAAGACGAGATGAAGCCTCGTGATCCAGTCACGGAGAATCAGAACGTCCTCAAAGGCAAGCCGGTTAAAGCGTTCCTGTACCAAGACCATAAGGCACACATTGCTGTCCACATGGCGGCGGTGCAAGATCCGCACATCATGGAGTTAATCAGTAAAGATCAGCAGCTTGCGCAGAAGGTATCTGCTGCGATGTCCGCACATATTGCGGAGCATCTGGGCATGGAATACCGCAAACAGCTTGAGCAGCGCATGGGTATGACGCTACCTGCGTACGAGGATGATCAAGAAGAGCAGATGATGTCTCCAGAAATGGAGGTTCAAGTCTCTCAGCAAGCGGCGATGGCAGCGCAGCAGATGTTGCAGCAGAACCAGCAGCAGGCTCAGCAGAAGAAGAATCAGGACATGGCGCAAGATCCGCTCATCATGCTCCAGAAGCAGGAGCTTGATATCAAGGCGCAGGACTTGCAGCGTAAAGCCAAGAAAGACAACGATGATCTTCAGGCAAAAATGGCCCAGCTTCAGGTTGAGGTTCAGCGGTTGACGGCCCAACATGCACTTGAGCAGCAGAAGCTTGATATGCAGCACGAGGCTGATGGGGCTAAAGCTGCACTCAAAATGTTCAGCGAACAGAGTCAACGAGATGCTCAGCAGGAGCAGATGGGTCACTCAGCAGGAGTTGACCTCATCAAACATCGTGAGCAGTTAGATCATCAGCGGGAGACTAACCGCGAGAAACGCGCACATGAGTACACAAGTGCTCAAGAAGAGCGCGCACATCAGATCAAACAAAAGGCTGAGAAATGAGTTATGAGCTTCACAAAGCCATGACGATTCTGGCTAAACGAATTGACGATAAAGTCAAACATCTCGAAGAGTCACTAGGCGCAAGAGCAGCTAGGGATTTTAACGAGTACACAGGGATGTGTGGGGAAATTACAGGTCTCCTCACCGCTAGATCCTTCATGCAAGACCTGACGCACGAAATGGAAGAACTCGATGAGTGAAGACAAGGCAACACAATTGCCCAAGCCTAGCGGCTACAAAATCCTTTGCGCAGTACCAGAGCAAAAGGAAGAGATTGAAGGTAGCGAAGTTGGATTGATAAAAGCGGCAGAGACCATTCGGTACGACGAACTGCTCACCACAGTTTTGTTTGTCGTTGACCTTGGCCCGGACTGCTACATGGACAAGGCGAAGTTTCCAACCGGACCTTGGTGCAAAAAGGGTGATTTTGTGTTGACCCGACCCAACGCAGGCTCGCGCTTACTCATTCATGACCGTGAATTCCGCATCATCAATGACGATTCCGTCGAAGGTGTTGTAGAAGATCCTCGCGGCATCAAACGGAAATAAGGAACAGTCATGGCTAAATTTGGTGACGACTTCAAGTTCCCTGACGAGATTGAAGATAAAGTCGAAGTTACTGTAGAAGGCGACGAAGAGATTACGGTAGACATCGTTGATGATGCTCCTCCAGAAGATCGTAACGTCAACCCACTGCCTGATGAAATCAAGAACGATCTTGAGAAGGCTGATGAGTCAGCCGAGTATTCCAAGAACGTAAAGCAGAAGTTCACGCAGTACAAAAAAGCTTGGCATGACGAGCGTCGAGCGAAAGAGGCTGCACTACGTGAACAACAGGAAGCGCTTGCTGCTGCCCAGCGGATTCTTGATGAAAACAACAGGCTGAAGAATATTCTCCATAACGGCGAGAAGGAGTTGATATCCACATATCAGACTACCGCCGAGATGGAGTTGGACAAAGCAGAGAAGAATTACAAGGAGGCTTATGACTCCGGTGATTCCGACAAGCTGCTTGAAGCTCAAAAAGAAATGGTTCGCGCCCAGCTTAAACTGGACAAAGCGAAAAATTTCCAACCAACTGTACAACCGCAAGAAAACAACGTACAGTATCAACAACCTGCTCAACCGCAGTTAGATCCAAAGGTTGCAAACTGGGTTTCAAAGAACCAATGGTTTGTCGATCCTAACAAACGGGCTATGCGCCGGTTTGCAGAAGGGATTCATGAGGATCTAGAATCTCGGTTTGGTAGAGGGTATATTGGCACAGATGAATACTATGCTAATATCGACAAAGAAGTAAAAGCTAGATTCCCAGAAGAGTTTGGCTCCACTTCAAAAAACGAGGCAAGTCCTCGTACAAGGCCAAGTACGGTGGTAGCGCCAGTAAAACGCAGCACTGCTCCCAAACAAGTAGTCCTGACCCAAAGTGCCGCAAATATCGCCAAAAAACTTGGCATTACTCCTCAGCAATACGCTAAGGAATTTTTGAAATTGGAGGCCAACAATGGCTGAAAGCAGACTTCAACGCGAGATGACCGTTAGGACTGAGCAGGAGCGCCCCAAAAGTTGGCGACCCGCAGAGACCCTACCGGAGCCGGACAAGCAGCCGGGATACGCGTACAGATGGGTTCGTACCGCTACTTTGAATGAGCTTGACCAACGTAACATCTCGGGCAAACTCCGAGAAGGTTGGGAGCCTGTGGCAATTGAAGAGCAGCCTAAATTTCGGTTTATGACTGATCCAAATAGCCGCTTCAAAGACAGTATTGAGATTGGTGGACTCTTGCTTTGCAAGACCCCTGTGGAATTTGTTCAGCAGCGTTCGGAATACTTCGCGGACATGACCCGCAAGCAGACCGAGGCGGTGGATAACAATCTAATGCGTCAGAGCGACCCGCGTATGCCTATTTTCCAAGAACGGCGTTCGTCGGTGAGCTTCGGCAAAGGCAATTAATCTTTTTGGAGTCTTAAATGGCTTATCCGGTTGTCAATGGCCCGTACGGGCTAGTGCCGATCAACCTAATGGGCGGTATTCCGTTCGCAGGTT